CTTTATTACCAATTGTTGTCTCTGTTCCATAAAATACTAAGTGACGATCTGGTGTTGATACAACCATATGTCTAGATGCAGTTGGTGCTCCGGATATAATATTACATCTTGTTTGTGTTGCTATCGCTAAACTAGAATCCCATTCAAACACTTCACCATCGTGTATTAAACAAATTGCTTTATCACCAAAATTATCTATTGACCACATACCAGGTTCTAATACCAAGTCACCTGATGCTGCTTCACCCCAAGCAACGAAGTCTGAAGAATTAGTCACAGTTGCACCATCGCTATGTCCTGATCGTGTTGAATTTCTCACAGCTCTTGTAATACCTGTTAATGTAGTGCCGCCTGTAACTCCTGTATAAGATATTTCTTCATTCCCTACTTGTATAAAATTTGTACCCGTGCTTGGAAATTGAGATGCATCTGCTAAAACAATTGATGTTCCAGATCCACCTGTTCCTGCCGTGTCATCTAAAAGCGCTCCATTTAAAGTTGTTGTAACTGGGTTAGAAGCTTGTCCACCCCAAGACCCAAGGCCCCAACCAAAACCTTTTTCTTGAACAGCGGATCCAACAGGATAATAATGTTGGACTCTAATACCGCCGGATGTGGTTGCACCAGATCCTGTTTCGTTTGATGGCATCGTTATAGTTATGGTATTTGTAGATGGAACAGAAGTTACCATAAATTTTTTTTCATCAAAATCTGATGCACTAAAATTAGATCCTGTAATTGTGCTAAAATTATCTAACAAAATAATATCTTGAGGATTTATGTTATGTCCCCCTGAGAAAGTTATTGTAACAATTGGTGATCCATTAGTTGTACTAAACGCATTTGTAAGAGTTGTTGTAGTTTTAATAGGGTGTATGTCATAAAATACACCTCCAGAAAAAGCATATAAAATTCTGTTTGTTCCTATAATAGCGTATCTTCTACCTAAACTATTAACAAAATGATGTAGACCACGTCCAGCTCCTGTAAGTTCATTCTCATTTATAGTGCCTAGCTGGTTCCATCCTCCTATTTTTTCAGGAGATCCATATCTAAATCTAACATTATCGCAGTCAACCCACTGGCCCTCTGCAGCAGTTTCTGATATTTGTTTGTTAATACCTGGTTGAAAACCTATTTTTTGTAACATAAATAGTCCTATTTAATATAAGCACTACACTCTACAGCATAAATTAAGTTAGATCAATTTGTATTATTCGTGGGTCTTTTGCACTCAGCAGGTAGCCCTAGGTGGGGTCTGTTATCGTATAAATTTTCTAAATTATTATCACTATTATAATGAAGAAAAACTTGTCCACAGTGCTCTCCTTCAAAAGGTTCTCTCCAATGTTCTACTTTACAACCTTTGTAGAATAAAGCATCTCCAGGTTTCAAATCTACTTGAACTCCTTTTTTGCCCATTTCACCAGATGGTTCTAAATATATTGGCCAAGAATCTCCTCCTAAATTTACCGTAGCAGATAATTGACAAGATGGTCTATCTTTATGCCTTTTTAATATGTCACCTTTTTTGTATATTCTACAGTATGAATATGTTTCAATTAGTTTAACATTCATTATTTTTTCTACTTTTTCTTTAGTCAAAAATAACAAATTATCCATTGCAATATCACAGTAGTGAGAATAAGTGTTTGGAACTTGTTTATCACTGTATGTTCCAAAATAATGTACAAATGGTGGTATAATTTTTTCTTTTATTAATGTGCCATATACATTTCTTTTCATAAATAAATAACTAAAAAGAAAGAAAGCAAGTTCCTCACTAATAAATTTTTTTATAACAATATAATTATCTTTTTCAAAATTACCCATATATATTTCCTGATATTGTCACTCTATATCCATCACTAGTATAAAAAGGATATACAGTATGATTTAAATTTGCTGGAAAAAATAATATTCTTTTCTGATCTGATTTACAAACATCAATTGTAAAATGAGACAATTTTCCTACAATGTTTGCATAAATAAATTGTAGTCTAGAGGTAAAGTCTCCGTTAGCATTAAATATTTCTATTTCATCGTTTAATTCAAAAGGCACTTGCATAAATATAACAAAACTAAATAAACCGCTGTGTATGTGAATAGGATTAAATTCATGTTTCTTTTGAAAATTTACCCACATCTCTCCTAGTCGTAGTTTTTCAATATTGTTTGTTTTTTGTGTTGTAGAATCTAAATGCGGAAAAAGATTTTTTGCTAACTGTAAAATATAAGGCTCTATAATTTTTGTGCTCTTAGGTAATTTATATTCATGTTTTATGTGTCCTGCTAAATCAACATTTTTTAAATAATCTTTATTATTAAAAACTTCTTTAGATTCTTTTATTAAAGCATCATAAATTTCATTTGGCACCCTATCTGAAATTATAGGAATGTTTGGTAGTTGCACCAGATTCATTATTTAAATGGTCTCCCTATATACCAAGCCACTAAACTATATCTATTCCCCCATGTTACAGGATAAACTTTATGCCAAATAAAAGATGGAAATACTATTATACTTCCTTTTGTTGTTTCGTTTACATCTATAATGTTGCAGCCCTCTGGGTTATTTCTAATATCAAATTTTAATTCTCCACCTACATAATCTGATCTATCAGAAAGAAGAACTATAGCTGATAATTTTCTTATTCTACCATGAAGCTTTGGATCATTTGGTCTGTCCATAACCTGAAAGTCAGAATCACAGTGCCAATTATAATATTGATTTAATTTATATTTAGTAAATTGAATTGGTTCTACAAAATCATATTCATAGTTCCAACCAGCTTTTTTATTAGCTTCTGCAACATATGGGTTTAATATATCGTATAGCCATTGTTCATCTATCCAAGCGACATTAGAATTTCTGTGTCCACTTATAAGTTTCTTTTTTTGATCGTCAGTTAAATCTTTTACATTACCACCTGTTCTACCTACTTCTTCTTTTAAAGAATTTCCATGGTTTATAATTTTGTTACATAAATCTGCATCTAATGCTTGGTTCCAAAAATAATAAGAATAGTTTAATATCATGCTGTTCCTGTAGGCACTGTATAAAAAAAATGTGTTATAGCATATCTGCCCATAAATTTATCTTTAGTTTTCATTTTTATTTTATCTACTCTGTGTAAATAATATGAAGGAAACAACACCATTCTATTATTTTTAATTTCAACTTTTTTACCCCAATCATCAAATATTAAATCGCCACCTTCAAAACCTTTTGGTTCTTTGTATAACCAAATAAGAACTGTAAATTGAAACACATCAAAATGCGAAACAAAATGATCTCCATCTTCATAATAAGAAATCATTGTGCTATCACTATTTGTTTCAGGAAACTGTCTACCCATTCTAATTTTTGATATTTTTTTATGTATATCTTTATTAATAAATTTTTTTGTTCCATTTAAAATAGGTGAGATATTTCTTTTTTCACGTGTGTAAAAACTATCTAAATATATTCTATAACAATGAGCTTGTGAAACATAACCTGATTTAGTTTTATCAACACCTGTTATGGTTAGGTTTTCACTAGCTCTTGGTAGTTCTTGTGTTTGTGCATGAAAGTCTAATTCTTTCCAAACAGATTTTAATTCTTCTGAATTGTACCAATTATCAACGACTATAAATTTGTCGTCCATTACAGTGTTATGTATAATTTTCATGCGCTTTCGAGTGCTTTCCCGTATTCAGGTAAGTATATAATATCTATATTAGATTTCAACATCATATTTAGTAAGTCCTCTATTGACTCTACCAAAGGCATTCCAGCTGTGTTTAACGAAGTGTTTAATATTACAGGTATTTTTGTTATGTTATAAAACTCTTCTATGACACTGTAAAAATTTACATTTTGTTCTCTTTTTAAAGTTTGTATTCTACAAGAATTATCAATGTGGCAAACACCTGGTATTTTATTTATCTTGTCTTCTTTAACTTTTACAACATAAGACATATATGGTGTTTCATCTTTACCCTCAAGATTAAACCAATCTTTTGTATGTTCATATAAAACTGTGCCTGCATAAGGTCTAAACCATTCTCTGTTTTTAACTAAATTTACTTTTTCTTTAGCGTTAGGATTGCATGGATTAAATAATATAGATCTATTTCCTAAAGCTCTTGGCCCCATTTCTGATCTACCTTGGTATATACCCACACATTTATTTGACGCCAATAATTTAGCTACCTTTTTACTATCACATTCAATAATTTTATAGTTTTGATTTATATCAACAGCAGCTGGTTTAAAAATATTTAATTCTTCTTCTTGGTTTAAATAAGGTGGCCCTTGATATAAATTTTTGTATTTAGATGGTTTATTATTTCCTAATGTATAATCTAAATGTTGAGCAAGTCCTATTGATGTGCCTCCATCATGACAAACTGGGTCTACAAATATATTATTGTTAAGTTTTAAAAATTCATAATTAGCTACAGAGTTTTGAAAAAAACCACCACTTAAACAAATATTGTTTCCATAATCTTTCATTATTAAATCTATATATTTTTTAACAATCTCAGTAGATTCTTTTTGTATTCGATAACAAAAATCTTCATCAGGAACTTTAATTCTTCTAATAATAAAATCATTAAAGTTAATATTTACTTTACAAAATAAATCAGATTTATCATAAATATTAGTTACTTCTTTATTATCTTTACCATAAGAACTTAATCCCATTATCGAACCTTCTTCTTTTAAATTTAATACGTGTTTGTATGTTTGAAATATACCAGC